CCTTCCTCGTCATCTTGCTCTTTATTGGCATAAATCATTTGAGCCTCACGTTTACGTCGCGCAACAAGTGCAGGGACCTCTACTCCACTTGCATTGACATACTTAAGAAGATGTTTTGCTGCTCCTTGTATATTTTCTTCATTAATTAAGGCAAATACTGGATCTATTCCTGCTTGTCCCAAGTTATAGGTAGCACTAACAAGGGCATCAAATTGCTCTTGGCTTATATCTACATCCAGTCTTTCGCGTACTGCTTCTTCGTATGGAGCTAATAGATCTAAAAAGATTCTATCTGCCTTCTCGCGGGTGATGGTATCGCCTGCCTTAACTGGCACATCATCAATTGTTCCACTGCCATAACCAATAGACCACTGTTGGTGATCCCAGTATGCGTTAGCAGAAAAGCCTTCCAAGCTACGGATCATCTCTTGCCCAGTAGTGCTAGTACGCATTTTTGTGTCTTTTGAAGTACTCCGATTAACCATAAAACGATTGATAATTCCCAGGTGCTCAAATGTTTCCCACGGATGGGTAGCTCCTACAACAAATAGGCATGCTCCTAGTACATAACTATCCTTACATAGCTCGCTATCGTACCATTCTAGAGATTTCCAGTAACGTTCTGGTGTAACTGGTTGCTCTTTGTTCCATGGACCTACATCTGGATCTCCATGAACACCTCTTGTCATGCCACATTCTGTTATTAACGCTATATGTTGTTTGCCGAACTTTTTGCGTATCTCACGCATAATACGTCGATATCGAAGAGTTAGCCACATGCCTTCCTCGCCCTTCTCTTCTATGTTTTGTCGATGCATACTCCACATATCTGGCCAGTCATATTCGTGAAAGCCAAGATACGAGTAAGCTTTTAATGTCCCGTGGAAATGATTCAGCCAGTGGCTTCCAAGCATATTGCCAGTTCCGAAGTTACCAGCTACAGCTTCCATTCCATGATCTAACATAATGCGTAGAAACTCTACTTGAAACTCATCGTATGCGCGCATATAGCTTGGTGCTTCTGTCTCTCCAAATGCCTCGTTGTAACTTTCCCAGGCATCTAAATAGGAACCATTCTGCAGTATACGATCAGCAAAGTTATGTGCGCTACGAAAGGGATCTTCTCGAAAGAGTTGATCTTCAAGTCCAACTACACATCTTCCTACAAGGAAGCTACCCGGAGAGGCAATCCTGGCTTCTCGTACAAATCCAGGATCTGGATCTAGAAACTTAAGTAATCGCGGCTTAATCTTTTCTATAGCATCTAGGACGTCGTCGCCAGATCGGTTACAGTGAAAGCCAAGCTTAGTTTCCATGAAGATAATAGGAAAGACAATCTAGATAAAAAGATCTAGCAAAGTAATGAACATAGGGTTGGTTAAAAATGTTACAGTGTGTCGTAACATTTCTGTTGCATATTTCACGAATAATACCTAACATTAGTTTAAGCTACTGGCTCCTCTGGGAACTCCACATCGTCAGCATTATCAAAATCTTGTGGTAAGTCTCTTAGCTCTTGTCGGTATGTTTCCCAATCTGATTTGTCTTCTAAAGGAAAATCTGCCATCATTACATAATCAGAACTTACTAATAGCTTGTCACGTTGCGCTCTAACATTATTCCACTTATCATCCTCAACAGCATCATCACGCCAGCCATCTATATCTGCTTGGGACGGCTCATCAATATCTTCATCTAACCAATTCAAACCAGAACAGGCATCATCTCCGTTTTGATGTGCTGCTAACTGCACTCCATCACCTTGATACATATATTTTGCATCAGGGTATTTCCACTGGATGATTTCTGGTACTTTTACTGGTATCATATTATGCTCCTATTTCCATCAGCACTAACATACTAACTGTGGCGGTTGCGCTTTCCTGATTTACTTTGATGGTTGAGTTATTCGATGTACTTGCAAACTCTATATCATATGTTAGTTCACTGGTACTACTTGGACTATCTACATAATGCCAAGAAGTAGAGGCAAGGAATGGCGAACCTGTAGAATAACCCCACATATCTGTGAAGCTAGAGATAGCCGAACCGCCTCTTGTTATTCTTAGTCCAATATAATTTACATATTCGGCTCCACCACCTGTTCGGTATAATCCGTGCATTGTGCCCATTACTAATACTTTACTAGAAGTGGCAGCGCATGTAATCGTATCGGTCAATCCACTGGCAGCAAAGGTGCTGGTATTATTTGTAACTCCTGTGCTATATGTCATATACTGCACTTGCAATATCTTTCCACCACCACCTGCTGCTGCTTCAAATGCTGGGGGTTGCCCTGCTCCTGCCGAAGTAAGCACTTCTCCATCATCACCCGTAGCTATTGCTACCGGATTACCACTGGCATCGTAACTAATAATGTTTCCATCTGTACCACTAGCCAGCTTTGCTAAAGTAATCTGATCATCTAGAATGTCAGCAGTTTCTACAGGTAAAGCTGACCTATTGGGGTCTCCCCCTATATATGGCATTACGCTGGCTCCTCTGGGTATACCACGTCGTCTGTGTCATCATAGTCCTGTGGTATATCTCTTAGTTCTTGTCTGTATGCTTCCCAATCTGATTTATCTTCTAAAGGAAAATCTGCCAACATAACGTGGTCACTATCTTTTAACAAAGCATCACGCTCCACCCTAACTATATTCCACGGCAACTCTTGTGCCATGATTTCAAGCTCGGCATCTATTTCTGCAGAGCTTGGGGGTGATTGCGATGGGTCAAGATATTCAATTACCTCATCATCAGTACCTATGTTTGATACTTTGAATTGTATATCAGGGTCTAACCGCTTGACTGCTTCGCCCTTATTGATTTCAAACTCATGTATTATCATGTTCCGTCAACCTCCATTAGAACTATTGATGCTCCTGCGCTTGCATCGCCTGCATATGTAGTTGTGCTGTCACTCTCGTTGGCGAACATCATTTTATAGGTACATGCAGACGTGGTAGATGGACTATCCAGAAATACAAGAGTCTGCCCGGCTGTCACATTCTCTCCTGCGGCTTCAACAAAGGTCACTCCCTTTGTCTCCCCTGACAAGCCACTCGTTGTAGCACCGCTCGCAATGGCACGCTGTAAATCTAACCGACACTGGTCTCCGGCACGTCCATAAGCAACAATGTTGGCAAGTATCAACACCTTATTACTTGAATTAGAGGGCGTGATAGATGCCACCGGATCATCAATAGTTTGCAATGTTGCGCTATCGGTGGAATATTGAACACTACCTGTATCTGTAACCACTTGTAATATTTTGCCACCACCAGCTCCCGCAATAAGATTGTCAACTGTAACTGCTTTCAGTACGCCAGCATCTGACAATAAGAGTTCATCGCTACCAGCAGGTTGCGCACCTATATTAGTGTAAGCAGCTATATCTTTTTGACCGGGTGCATTGCCTATATATGGCATTAGTCCTCCTACGAACTTATTGCGTCAACGTAAGATACCCACACGTTGAGCGCACTAGCTGTATCACAACTTGCTTTCAATACATCGCCACTTTGCAATATTATCTTGGCCCCACCATCTATTAGCTCTAGGCTCGAGCCATAGGGGATGTTAGCATTCTTTATAATATAACTATCGTCACTACCACCTGAAGCGGTGGAGGTAATGAAAACGTCTGCTGTGATGGCATCACTTGCATGAACATTGGCTAGACGGATACCTACAATCGCATCGTCACTGTCACTCGTGAAAATGGTTCTTGCAGTATCAGCCGCTATATCCACATCTCCCGCACTATCGTATGCTACTGCTCTTTCAAAGTCTTGTGCCATAATTTAATCCTCGTTTGCTAAGTTATAGTGCGATTGCCATTGCTACGGCAAAACCTTCCGAAGCTCCACTAGCAGAACCTGCAATTGTGAGAGTTTCATCGCCACCATCGTTACCTTCTGTAAGTGTGATATTAGATCCTGCAACAAGCTTTCCATTAAGATAACCTGGAGTACTATCGTTGCTTGAAACTGAAACTGTATAAGCATCTGCAGCAGCGGGTGCCACCCAAGTAAATCCAGAGGTTCCGTTATCGTAACTTAATAAATAATTATCGGTTGCAGAGTTAGTAGCTGAAAGATGTGATTCATCAATAGATCCATCAACTAATTCAGAACTATCAACTGAGTCTGCGTCTATCTGGCCAGCCGCAACAGAATCTAGAGTTGCTAGAGCTCCCAGACCTAATGTGGTTCTCGCGTTACTTGCAGCAGCATCATCTACCAAGGAAGCCCCATAAGTAGAAATAGTAGTACTTGCAGGCAATACTAATGTCTTTATGTCTGCATCTACCTCTGAGTCCATTAATGCGCCCGCTGCAGTTACACTAGTAGCATCTGTTACGTCAGCACCATCTGCCACATTTAGCATCGTACGGGTATTAGCAGGAGTGATTTCCTCAATAACTCCAGCTCCAGCTGAGTCACGTCCTAACAGACGATTAGTGGTTGTTACATCTTGCATTTTGGCATAAGTCACTGCATCAGCAGCAATAGTAATTGCACCACCCGTTGCTAGGGTAGCATCACCAGAGACAGCATCGTTATCCCAAGTATCACCATCATATATTAGGATATTGCCACTTGCTTCTGCGCTAACATCTGTATCGTTCAGCTCCGCAATGGTATCTTCGGTAGCAATTTGTGCATCTACGTAGGCCTTAATACT